CGTGTTAATTAAGTAGTCATATAATTAACCTAAATAAATACTTGATATAGGTAAAAATATGACACAAACCACACGTCAAACAAGTCTCTTAGTCCAGCAAGATTGGACAAAAATTTATCAGACGTTTACAAACGCAGACTTTACTAGCTACGATTTTGAAACACTACGCAATAGTATGATTAATTATATTAAGACATACTACCCAGAAACATTCAACGATTTCCTAGAAAGTTCAGAATATTTGGCACTCATTGACATGATTGCTTTTTTGGGCCAAAGCCTGGCATTCCGCACTGACTTAAATGCACGTGAAAACTTTATTGACACGGCACAACGCCGCGATAGTATTTTAAAACTAGCTCGTATGTTAAGTTACAATCCCAAGCGTAATACAGCCGCTAGTGGACTACTAAAAATTGACAGCGTCAAAACAACCGAACCAATTATTGATGGCAACGGCACAAACTTAGCCAATGCTAACATACATTGGAACGATCTAACCAATGACAACTGGCTAGAACAGTTTACTGCTATTATAAATGCATCGTTGGTCACCACTCAACAGATTGGCAAGCCGGGCAACGGTCAAAAAATTGGCGGTATTCAAACAGACGAATATTCAGTCGCATTAAATCCCAACACTTTACCGGCCGCTGGATTCTCGGTCAACATTCAAGGCACCGCAGTTGGATTTGAAGCTGTCAGTGCAACGTCAGCAGGACAAACTTATATCTACGAAGATGATCCAACCAAACTTGGACAGTTCAATTTATTGTACAGAAACGACAACAATGGCAACGGAAGTAATAATACCGGATTCTTTGTTTATTTTAAGCAAGGTACATTGAATGCAACAACATTTAATATTACCAATAGTATTCCAAATAACTTTGTACCTGTGGTAGCCAATAACATTACCGACAGTGACCACTGGCTGTATGGATTGAACGTCAACGGCAATCCAGTAACTAAGTGGACCCCAGTTCCTGCACTACCTGGTGTTAATGTTATTTTTAATAATTTAACAGAAAAGAATTTATATCAAATCAATACTACAAATAACGATCAGGTTAATTTAGTATTTGGTGATGGCTCATTTGCAAACATTCCGCAAGGCAGCTTCCGTTTTTATTATCGTACCGGTAATGGGCTAACATATTCAGTCACTCCCGATGATATGTCAAGTGTAAGCATTGCCTTAACGTATATTAGCAAGAATAACACAGTTGAAACATTGACAGTTGTAGCTAGTCTAGCCTACACAGTAACCAATGCCAATGCTGCTCCAAGTTTAGGCAGTATTAAATCGGCAGCGCCACAACAATACTATACACAGAATCGTATGATTACTGCGGAAGATTATAACATTTTCCCAACAACATCATTTACCAGCATTCAAAAAATCAAGGCAGTTAATCGTTCAAGCTCGGGGGTGAGCTTGTATCTCGATGCAATTGACCCAACTGGTAGTTATTCTAGTACAAACATTTTTGGCGACGATGGTATCATTACAAGTAACAGTGCAGTCAACTCAACTACATTTAGTTTCTTAACTACCAATGACATCTACTCGGCAATCTACAATCAAGTAATTCCAACGATTGACAGTACTGAAGTTAAAAATTATTATTATGGAACTTATCCAAAATTTAATACTCCGGCAGCACTTGGCGGCAATATTATTTTTACAAAAAACAAAGCCGACACAACCAGCACCAGCTCAGGTTATTTAATTGCCTCCACAACTGGCAACATATTGCAAGTTGGTACGGGAGTTACAGCAAATTTGAAATATGTTAATACAGGTGCCAGCGTACTATTTTCTGCACCAGCTGGTTACAGATTTGACGCACAACATACTATTCAACCGGGCAACACATTAATTAATCCGGGTGACTCGCTGAGTTTTTATGCTGTAGTCACCAACGTTGTTGAAAATGGCGATGCGTACACACCAAGTCAAGTAACCTTTGGTACAATAGTTCCAAATAATGCTGTTGTAAGTGATACTTTATTGGCCGGCAATAATTGTATTGTGCCCGCTTATAAAAATAATTTAACCAGCAGTTTAATTTCTGTATTAATTGAACAAATTTTAACCAAAACAAACTTTGGTCTAACCTACGACCAGGTTAATCAGACCTGGGTAAATATTTTACCGTCGGCAATCGGCACTAGATCAGACTGGATTTTAAAATTTACATACAATCAAGGATTATACACAGTTAACTATCGTACAATTTCTTACGTGTTTGCCAGTGCAGGAAAAACACATTTTTACTTCGATCCTGCTAGCAAGTCATACGACAGTACCACAGGCTTAGTGGCCATAGACTTTATCAAAATACTTAAGATTAATACTAAACCTGATCTGTCAGGCACATCATTGACCAATGACATACTATGGCAAATCTATGATACTGTGACAGAAGCCGACGGATATGTAAATCAAAATCAAATTTTAATCAAGAGCCCAGCAACACAAATGATGGGGGTTCCGGACAATCCAGACCTCTACACCACTGTGGCCAACACACAACCCTTGCGTAACAGTTTATATTTCCAATATAAACACAATAGTCCGAGTCGAAGTCGCATTGATCCCACTCCGGTGAACTTGATTGACGTGTATATCTTAACCAGCGGCTATTCAATTGGCTATTTAAATTGGCTACGTGACTTGACTGGCACAGTCAAAGAACCCGAATTCCCAACTTCGAGTTCGTTACAAACTGCCTACGCCACACTAGATAATTTTAAAGCTGTGAGTGATACAATCATTTACAACCCAGCACGATTCAAGCCCTTGTTTGGACAAAAAGCAAATAGGAACTTACAAGCACGATTCCAAGTGGTAAAAAACAACATAGCCGGGGCGACTGATAATGAAATAAAGACTCGGGTTATTAGTGCAATTAACAATTACTTTGATCCAAGCAACTGGGATTTTGGTGATACATTCTATTTCTCAGAGCTAGCCGCGTACTTACACGCTACCTTAGCACCAAACATTTCTAGCGTACTGATTGTACCTGCCAGTGCAGATTTAGTATTTGGTAACTATTTCCAAATCAACTCCGAGCCATGGGAAATTATTACCAGCGCAGCAACAGTCAATGACATTGATATCATTACCGCTGTAACAGCGGCACAATTAAATCTTGGCAATAATCTAATAGGAACTTATTAATGGCCTTATCTAATACCATTGAGTTTTTGCCTCCGGTATTTAGAACTCCGACAAATCAGCGTTTTCTTGGTGCCACAGTTGATCAATTATTTACAGATCCTGTAGTAATACCAATGAATGGCTATGTTGGACGACGCTTCAGTCCAACCTATAAAATCAACGACAACTATATTCCCGAATTAACTGGTCAGAGGCAAAACTATCAGCTTGAGCCTAGCGTGGTAGTCAAAGACAATAATAAAAACATTTTGTTTAACACCGGCTACATTGATCTAATTAACAGCGTTGCAAACAACAATGGTTATGTTGACAACCATCAAAGATTATTTTCAGCAAAGAGCTACAGCTACGATGGCCACTTTGACTATGATAAATTTGTCAACTACTACAACTACTATTGGTTACCAAATGGTCCTGCAGCAGTGCCTATTGTCACTAACGAAGTACCATATACCAAATCTTTTACAGTCACTAGAAATACCACCGCCGGTGGATATAACTTTACCGGGGTAGGATCACAACCAAACAGCCAATTGACTTTGGCACGTGGTGGCAGTTATACATTTAATATCAATCAGCCCGGCATCAAGTTCTGGATTCAAAGTAGTCCTGGCACGCTGGGTAAAGACGCCAATCTCCCAACAGTAAGTACACGTCAGGTGTTTGGTGTTAAGAACAACGGGATAGATCAGGGCGTTATAACTTTCAAAGTTCCGTTATTAGATTCGCAAAATTTTTATACTGCAATGCCAATCGTTGCCACAGTAGACGCTGCAGTGACATTTAAGTATACTGATATACAAAATAGATTATTAAGTGAATTTCTAGCAGAATTTCCAACAGGTTTAGATGGTATTTCAAATTCAGTGGCGCTACAAGGTTCTACATTTGCGTTCATTGATCAATTAGACAATGCTAATGATTGGACTACCCCAAGCATACCTGCTGGTAGCATCACCACAGACACTAACTCTTACGCACCCGGCACAATAGTATCTAGAACCAGCAGAGTGCATGGGTGGAGAGTGTCGTTAATCCCCACAGTGACGGTGGCCGGCAATGATTATGTGATTCAAATAAGCTCGAGTATTCCAGCGACAACGAAACAAAAAATCTTTGTCAGATCCGGCAAAACTTATGCATCAAATCAATTTTGGATTAACAATAATTTAACTTACCAGCCGGTACCAACCATTACTGCTACCAAAGATTATTTGTATTACCAAGATTCAGAAAATCCCGAGTTCTATGGACAAATTAAGCTAGTCAACAATTCTAATTCCAAGGTTGATGTTGACAAGGACATACTGGGACAAATTGGTTACACCAGCCCCAATGGTGTAATTTTTACCAATGGATTAAAGATTTATTTTGATCGATATGTGACTCCGGCATCTTATGCTAACAAAGAATACTATGTTGAAGGAGTTGGTCGTGGCATCAGTCTAACTCCTGTGGACCTATTAATTGTACCAGAAACATTTGGCCTAAGTATTGATACATTACCTGATTACCTTACTATTAATCGTGCCAGCAGAGATTGTAATCCGTGGACACGTAGTAATCGCTGGTTTCACAAAGATGTTGTACTAGCAACAGCAAACTACAACAACACAGAAACAGACTACGGGCCCAATCTTCCCGGCCGTAGACCAATCCTTGAATTTGATTCTAACATACAATTATTTAATTTTGGACGCCAAGCCAAGGCCAGCATCACTTACATAACCCGTGAAAAAAGTGCGCAGACGTTGACCTTGGGCGGCCACTATAATATTCTTAGTGTGGGCACCACCGACTTCACTTCTTTTGGTGCCGCAACAAATGCAGTTGGTGTAACCTTCATAGCAACCCGAAACGGAACTGCACAGGATGGTACCGGCACAACAACTACAGATGCGTTCAATGACTACAAGGGCAAGGTTACCGCAAGCATAGATGGATACGATTTACAAAATAACGATAGAATTGTTTTTTCTCAAGACTATGATACTACAATTTTAAATCAAATATTCAAAGTGGTAATTGAAAAGATTAATAATTCTAATTATATTACTCTGGTGCCAACTGATGATACTCCTGTATTGGCAGGAGAAAATCTTTTAGTAACCAGTGGCGATCGCCAAGGCGAAACTTGGAGATTTGACGGTACTAGTTGGTATCAGTGCCAGGTCAAAACGTCGGCCAATCAAGAACCATTGTTTGATTTAATTGACGCAGATGGTTACAGCTTTAGCGATATAACCAGATACCCAGATACTACCTTTGCAGGCAGCCGTTTATTTGGTTATGCCCGCGGCACAGGTACAGCTGATCCAATGTTGGGCTTTCCGTTAAAGTATCAAAACTTTAACAACATTGGCGACATTGCATTTTACAACTATTACGATTTTCAATTTGATTCAATTGGTGCATCCACACCGGCCACATTTACCTATACAGATAATTTAACCACTAAGACAATTAATCTTAATAGCGGTTTTGTTGCCCAATCGCCGAGCCTAGAAAAAACACAATATTCAAACAACTGGATTGAAACAGTTGAGCCGTCGGCCCAATATCAAATTTTCACCAAGTTCTATGACGGAACAGTTATTACAATCAATGAGGCGCAGCACGCCTTTGTACAGGTAGACATACTACCAGGTACTTCCGCTACAGTTCCACACCTTAAAGTTTATTTGAACAATAAGTTATTGACCCCGGGCAACGACTACGACCTCACAATGTATGGTGTGTATGCTGTGGTAATCCTATCCTCGGCAATAGTACTTGAAATTGGTGACAAGATTGATGTGGCAGTATTTAGCAGCGCCGTTAGTCAAATAGCGTACTACGAAGTACCAAAAAATCTAGATTATAATCCACTCAATGAGAACTTTAACATTGTTACTCTAGGTCAGCTAAGAACTCATTATAATAAATTAATTGAAAACACAGCAGTTACCACTGGCAATCAAGTGCCAGTCCAAGACCATTACTTAAAAGCACAAAGCGGAACCTTATTGCAACATGATGCACCATTGGTGTATGCAATGACTTTCTTAAATGATCCCACTGTAAATTTTGTCAATGGACTGAATTTTGCGAGAAAAGAATATACAAAATTTAAAAACAGATTTTTAACGCTATGTACTACGATTAAAAATTTAGATTACTCTGATCCAGCGGCCAGCGTAGATACTATATTACAAAACATCAACGCGGTTAAAAATATCAGTTTTCCTTGGTTCTATTCGGACATGGTGCCACAAGGCAAAGAATACACCACAATTACATACACAGTATTGAACGTTCGACAAACCAATTACGAAATTAATACTTTCTTTGACATTGCCAAACTAAGCAATCGGGCAGTTTTGGTTTACGTTAATAATGTACAGCAAAGTATTGGGACCGACTACGAATTTAGTACGTTGAACCCAACTATTATTTTCTTAAAATCATTGGCTATTAACGATGTAATAACAATACGTGATTATCCTAACACTGACGGTAACTACATTCCAGAAACTCCAACCAAGTTGGGTCTATATCCAAAATCGTTGCCTCAAGTGTATGTTGACACTACATATCAAACCTCCACAGAAGTATTGCGTGGCCACGACGGTAGTCTAACTCCTACCTTTGGCGACTTCCGTGACGATTTTTTATTGGAACTAGAATTAAGAATTTACAATAATATCAAATCCGACCATGACAAAAATCAAATGGACATATTTGATGTGTTGCCTGGACGTTTCAGAACAACAGATTACAGCCTTGAAGAATACAACAAAATACTAAGTCAAAATTTCTTAACCTGGGTGGGCAATCATTCCATAGATTATATTTCAAATAAAACATACGATGTCAATAATGCTTGGACATGGAACTATAGTAGCTACGGCGATTCGGTTGACAATTCAAAACTACAAGGATCCTGGCGTGCCATTTACAAATACTGGTACGACACAGATACTCCCAACTTAACTCCGTGGGAAATGCTAGGCTTTTTTGACCGCCCAGTCTGGTGGATTGACCGCTATGGCGTTGCTCCGTACACCAAAGGCAACTCATTACTATGGGAAGATCTTGAAGCAGGATATGTATGGAACGGTAGTAATGCATTGGCCTATACAGACTCACGTTTTATCAGACCAAATCTAGTAGATTTTATCCCAGTTGATTCGGCTGGCAATTTATTAAATCCAGTCCAGATTCCATTGACCAATATCGCAGCCTCTGGGCAGTTTAGCACAGCATACTCTGGTGCAGATTTTGCAGTAGGCCAACAAGGTCCCACAGAAACAGCCTGGCGCCGTAGTAGCGATTATGCCTACGCGGTACAACTAGCATTGGCATTAACAAAGCCTGCCACGTACTTTGCTACGCAATTAGATACAAGCAGATTCTTTAATAATAGTGTCACCGGACAGTTTAGCAATATTGACAATCAAAAAATTGCTCCAAGTATTTTAACTGTCAATGGCAATGCTACGTCGGGCACAGTACAACGTACCAGTGGTTATATCAATTGGATTGCAGACAGTATTAAGAATCTCGGTATTGATCCGGTTGCTAAAATTACAGAGTATTTTTCAAATTTGTCTGTTCAATTGAATTACAAAGTTGGCGGATTTACGGATACAAAAATACTTACAGTAACAGCAGAACAAACAACTCCTGGCTCAACTAGTTCCGGTGTTATTATCCCAGATTCCAATTATAATGTTTACCTAAACAAGTCGGTGCCAGTGCGCACGGCGGTGTATAGTGCGGTCATTGTTGAAAAAACAACCACCGGCTTCTCAGTAACAGGCTACGATCCATCAACGCCATTTTTTACTATTATCCCAAGTGTTGCTAATAACAATGCAGCATCGCTGTCGGTTAATGATGTTAGTATAAAACTATATCAAGAAAGCACAAACATAGCTCAAGTTATACCATACGGTACAGAATTTGCAACAATCCAACAGGTCACTGACTTCTTAATAAGCTACGAAAGATACCTAGTATCACAAGGTTTTGTGTTTACAACATTTGACAAAGATTTAAACATACAGCGTGATTGGACACTGAGTATTCGCGAGTTTTTATACTGGGTTCAGCAGGGCTGGTCAGCAGGCACTATCATTGTATTAAATCCGGTAGCAACAAAACTAAAACTAAACTCTGTTGGCGAAGTTGTTGACGAAATTACCAATATCACCAATGGCAGTAAACTGTTAGATCAAAATTTCTTATCAATTAAGAGCAACGATTTTACTATACTTCGTACAGAAAATGCACTGACTCAAAACACATTTGACGTTTCTACTTTAAGTGGAAAAATGATTACCTATGCAAAACTTAATTTAATACAATATGAACATGTATTGATATTCGACAATGTCGACGACTTTAACCATATTGTTTATATTCCAAGTCAAGGAACTCGCCAATTCAGATTAAAATTTTCCGGTTATAAAACAGGTGCTTGGACTGGTGCGTTAAGTGCACCTGGATTTATCTACAACAGTCCTACGATCAATGAGTGGAATTCTAGCCTAGACTATAGACTCGGTGATATCGTTAAGTATAATAATTTCTATTATACTGCAACACAGGACATTGCAGCTAGCGAAACCTTTAATAGTATTGTATGGACCCAGATACAAAAAGATGATATCCTGACTGGATTGTTGCCAAATTTTGGATTAAATGCAAGACAGTTTAACACTATCTACGACATAGATAATCAACCAATCAATGAAAATTTACAAAACTATAGCGCCAGCTTAATCGGATTCCGTCAACGCCAATACTTGACAGACCTGGGCATTGGCATCCCAACACAGACCAAGTTCTATCAGGGCTTTATCAAAGAAAAAGGCTCATTGAATGCTATCAACGCATTAACCAAAGCAACCTTTAATAATGTCAACGGTAACATCAACGTCTACGAAGAATGGGCATTTAGAACTGGATTATACGGCGGAATCAACAACAACACCTATAAAGAATTTGTATTAGATCAAAGTATTTTTACTACAAATCCTATTTCCTTCACATCCGGATCAGACTACGATGCCGGAAATATCATTGTAGTATTAAATGGTAATTCGACGTCAACCGACCCATTGACCGGAAACACTAATTCTAACATTTATACTGCTAGTAACTTATTATCCACATCAACAACCCTGTATACCAATCGAGTAAACGATGTTTACATTAGAGATATACCTACAGCAGGATATGTAAACTTACAAGACATTGATTACACTATATTTGATATTGATAGTATCGCACAAACAACAATCCCAATTGAAAAAATTGGTGCCGGCGATAAGATTTGGTTAGCTAAAAATGAAGTCGATGAGTGGGAAATATTGCGAGCAACTGAAACGCAACTGGCGGCAACATCCTTAACCTATACGCTAGATTCATATGGATTATTGACATTCAGTGGCCGTCACAACTTTGTTGCCAATGACATTATTGTGCTTAAAGATTTTGACACAGCATTTGATGGAATATACAAAGTTGAAAGTGTTACAAATTCTACCAGCATAGTTATAACTATTAGTTCAGCGAATCCGAAATTCGGACAAGTTAGTCCGCTACAAAAACTAATTAGAGCATTGACTATCACGGGCTCGGGCATAGTATATGGTCTGAACTCGGCCAGAGTTGACACGGTTACAGACCTGATCAACCAAACTCCGCCAAAGGGCGGTTGGACAGATCATGATCATGTTTGGGTCAATTCAACCGGCCAGGGCTGGGGTGTTTACACACATACTGTTCCGTGGCACAGTAATGCCACGACCATTATTAGTAACCGCAGCACAACCAATGCCAAATTTGGATCGGTGGTGCGCATCAACACCACAAACAATAACATCTATGTTGGCAATCCTGGCTCGGCCAATGTACAAGTATTTTCTAATACCGGTGCATACATTACATCCATAGCAAATGCACACGCTAGCTTTGGATCAGCTATTGCTACACAAGGAAATTTATTAGCAATTGGTGCACCCACAGCAAGTGAGGTACACATATACATTGATAATGTTTATACACAAACTTTGGGCTCTGCTGGTGGTAACACAGTTGTTGTTAGCGAAGATCGTCAGTGGATTTATTCTGGCAATGTTATCAGCAATCAAGTTAAAGCATACACCCCCGGTACAGTAACTTACTTAAATATTGGTAATTTGATTGTTTCTCCAACTCTGGCTATTGGTGATTACATCACACAATCAAATAGTGCAAATTATATTACCGCAAATGGTACGGTGGTTTATTCGTCGGTTGGCAACCTGATAGCACTGAGAGATGTGGTTGGCACTTTTGTCTCTAATGTTGGCAACGTGCAGTTAGCTGGATTTGGCAATACTATGATTGCCAGGAATGGTGCATTGATAGCCAATGCTAACATTACCAGCCGAACTACATCTATAAATTACTTATTAGCTGCTACTATCACCGGACCGGCAGACAGTATGTTTGGCACTGCTTTAGAAACCGATTCAATTGGGTCTAAACTGCTTATTTCGGCACCAAATGCTACTAATACCTATTCTCAAAACGGTAATGTTTATGTTTATACTCGATCTGGCACTACTATTACCTTAGCGCAAACATTGTCTAGCCAACACAAAAATCAATCAGCCAAATTTGGCGCAAGTCTGGCAACAGATAGCACAACGGCTAACTTATACGTGGGTGTTCCTGGATCTTTAGCCTCGGGCAACTTCAACGGATTAGTAGAACGTTGGACTTTGTCTGGCAGCACTTATGTATTTGATCAAAGCATTTTCCACCCCAACAATGAAGTGGGTGCATTTGGTTCTAGTCTAAATGTGTCCGATGACGCAAAGTTATTGGCTGTGGGAAGTCAGGGATCTGCATCACAAGAAACAACAGTATTTGACAATAGCTATACTACCATTGATGAATCAACAACTCAATTTGTTGATTATGTGATTAATAGTGGTGCTGTATATTTGTTTGAACCATTGGTTGATCCATTGGTTACGAACACCAAAGGCAAATACATTTTCACACAACAACTTGAGGCGCAAGTTAGTAGCGGGGATCAATATGGTTATTCAATTGACTTGACCAGAAACATTATTGTTGCCGGTGCCCCGGGTGCAAATTTGTCGGCAGGCCAAGTATTCCTGGCAAAAAATAACAATGCTTCTACTGCTTGGATACTGGCCAGACAACAACAGCCAAAAGTTGACATTGATAGCATTAGTCGAACCTTTATCTATAATAAATCAAACAACAATATGTTAGCCGCGCTTGACTTTATTGATCCTGCCAAAGGAAAAATATTGAATTCTGTGTCGCAGGATATTGATTATCAGTTAACCAAAGATCCAGCACTCTACAATCAAGGTAAAAAGACTGTGTCCGCAGACCTATACTGGGGTCCAGCACAGGTTGGACAGGTATGGTGGGATCTGAGCACTATACGTTACATAGACTACGAACAAGATGCACTAATCTATAGGCTTAACCATTGGGGTGAACGTTTCCCTGGTAGCAGTATTGATGTTTATCAGTGGGTAGAAAGTCGTGTATTGCCAAGTCAATACACTGGATCGGGCACTCCATTGTACGCAGATGATAGTGCTTATAGTACCTATGGATATGTAGATACAAATCGTGCCGTACAGATAAAATATTATTTCTGGGTTAAGAATATTGATTCGGCTGCTACATCAGCTGGCAAGAACAATAGCATAGTTAGTATCACTAGCGCAATTGAAAATCCACAGACTCAGGGAATTCCCTACGTTGAAGTGTTAAGAAATGATACACTAACAATGTATAACGTTAACAACTTGCTGGTTGGACAGAACAGCGTAGTTCACATCGGCACAACCAATGGAGAAACTAATCTAATACACAGCGAATATGCGTTGGTACAAGAAGGCAATCCGTACAGCACCATACCGGCTAGCATTTTACGTAAATTTGCTGATAGTTTGTCTGGCATAGATGTTGTAGGTAATCCTGTACCAGATCCCGCACTAATACCAAGCCAACGATATGGCATTGATATACGTCCAAGACAAACCATGATCATGGATAGAACAACTGCACTATCTAACTACTTGACTTTGATTAATCAATATCTAATCAACTACCCTGTAGTGGCTAGCAAGGTGTTAACTACATTAAACAGTAATGAGCCGGCGCCGGGTGTAGATTCCGGAGAATACGATCTTGTTATTGACACAGTAGATCAATTAAATTACATCAACACCACTGACAAGCCAGCTGGTTACAAAGTATTAATTAATTCTGATATAACACAATTGGGTAAATGGTCAATTTATTCCTGGACTGGTTCTACTTGGATTCTTGCCACCCGCACAGATAATACAGCCTGGGTGCAAAACTATAAAACAAACTTGTATTGGGATTACGCTGACTATTACGACTACAGCGCATACGACCCAACACAAATAACAGAAATAACAGTGGCTAACCGTTTAGAGTTAGGCAAACTAACACTGGTGGCAGGTCAACACATTAAAGTATTAGACAACGGAAATAATCAATTTGAAGTTTATCTAGTAGACAGCACGCTTAATCTTTTTTTAGTTGGCATTCAAAACGGCACTATACAGATTAAAACTACTGCAATTCCAGGCAAAGAGCTACGTCAAATTTTACTGGCCATGCAGACTGAAATATTTGTTGATGATATTGCCAGTGAGTATAACATTATTTTCTTTGCCATGATCAAATATATTTTAACTGAGCAAAAAAATCTTGACTGGGTATTTAAAACCAGCTTCATTGGCGCCACACAACAGATTCGTAAGTTAAGACAGTTTCCTGCTTACATTCCAGATAATCAAAACTTCTACTTGGACTATATCAATGAAGTTAAACCATATCGTACAGTGGTTCGAGAATTTGTAGTTGATTACGTTGGCGACGATATTTTTGCCGGTGATGCAACTGACTTTGACTTGCCACCGTATTATGACGTCAGTCTTGCGATCTACCGTAGTCCAAATGGTAGCGTAAGCACAGATGCAGCAAAACTTAACACTGGCATTTATTCTCAATGGACTAATAATTACAAGTATCAAGTAACCAATATTATAGTAGAAACGTCCGGCACGGGTTATGTAACTCCACCACAAATTGTTATCACCGGAGGTGGTGGTACCGGAGCAACCGCATACTCTGTACTCAACGCCGCGGGCGGAGTAGCCTCGATTGTATTAACTGATCCGGGGTCGGGGTATACCAGTACGCCAACTGTGACTATTAACGGAACAGGTTCTGACGCAAGTGCAAGTGTGGTGTTACGCAACGTCTACGATAGCAACACCACAGGACATAACCTTGTCAGAAGCATTGAAACCAAAGTTAAATTTGATCGTGTAAACTATACCAATCCAAATACATTCTTGTCATGGAGTACAGTTACCACGGCCAATGTTGGACAGACTATTGCGGCAGATACTATCATAAACATTGAAAACAACCTGTACAAGTTAGTTACACCATATGTCATTGATTCGGCGGTAACTTTTCCAATTGCCAATGTTACTCCAATTTCTATAGCGGACTTTAACAATGCCAATGATAGAATTGCAGCATACTCCCCTGGCATCAATCTTAAAAACATTGGGGAAGGATTGGATTATCCGGGTATTCAAATTGATGGCAATACTTATGTTGGCACATACAACGACACCAATGTACAAAACTATTACACCAGTAATGTTGGTATCAATCCAAGTGATATTATCATTGACGGCGGCGCCTATGTTGATCGCTACAGTAGTCATGCACCGGAGGAACTTGTTCCAGGACGTATGTATGATGCTTTAAACATTACAGTATATGATACTAATAATCTTGGCATCAGAATTTTTAATGATATGAATTTACAGCCTAGTTATTATAGAATTGCTGGCGCAAATACAACTGAATTGAGCGCAAATTTAAATCTATTAGACAGTAATGTTTACGTTATAAATGCAAGCGTGTTGCCAGAACCCAATCCGTCTAATGCTGTTCCTGGCGTGGTATTCATCAACGGCGAAAAGATTACATATTATGTTCGCGATACTGTAAACAACCGTCTGGGACAGATACGTCGTAGTGTTGACGGAACCGGCGCCATGAATATACACCTGACAGGTACTCGTGTAATTGATTCTAGTATACAACAACAGATTCCGCGGAGTGTGGTTAATCCGTTAACGCTGACAGCCAATACCGGCTTTAAGGTAACAGATACAACCTATGTCACTTTGGGATTAAACCTAACCGGTAATATCACTGGCAACATTGGTGACATTATTCAACAGATTAATGCTAATACAAATTCCATAGTTGGAACCTTTAGACTATTGCAAACAGTAAGTAATGTAAAAGTCATTCCTGTTTCATTATTGTCTGGCACTATAACAGGATTAGGAGATGTGTTTGACAGCGCACTAGGATTTGATGTAACCGGCTTTGATAACACTATCAGCCCAATCTACATTCTAGACCCAATTACCCAGGCTAACCTTGCCACAGGATCCTATGTGATTAGCCCATACGTTTTGGCTAACCCCACCGGCAATCCGCGCAAGATAAACATAAATGGAACAATTTACCTGGAGCCGCAGACTCGGGTAGACAACGGCAACGTTTTGTACAGTCCAGGCGCCGGTCTGCCTAGTGATGGCACAGGCCTAATCAACAGCACAACAACAGCAGCTGAATTCTTAAAAGCGTCAAGAAGCTTTAACGTGCCACCAGGAACTACACCATGATAAATATTGATACACCAAGTTCTAAGAACGAAATAACCGAGGAAAAAGCAGTGGAAAACAAACAAAAACATCCAGATGAATCTTCTGGAATCTATATACGCGGACACATCAAGATTTTTGATCCAGAGTCTGGTGAAGTATTCATTGATAAATCAAATGCTATCCACTATGAAAACTTTAGTATTGCTCTTGCTAGAAGTATTGCGGATAAGAATTCTACCGAAGGCGGTTTTATTTACGAAATGCATTTTGGTAACGGTGGCACCAGTGTAGACCCAACCGGTATTATTACATACTTGCCCACAAACACAATAGGGCAAAATGCCAACTTATATAATCCAACTTACTCTAAGATTGTTGATGATACAGTTATTGCTAATCCGAATCCGGCAAACAACAAAATGACAGTAACACACTATCCTGGTACTGTATACACTGACATCTTGGTCAGTTGCTTGTTAGACTACGGCGAGCCTGTCAATCAAGAACTGTTCGACAACAGTCAAACTTTAAATGGGCAATACGTATTTGACGAACTAGGTCTACGTGGTCGCAGCATTGATGGAACCAGTGGACTAACTAGCACCGGGCTATTGCTAACTCACGTGGTTTTTCATCCAGTGCAAAAATCACTGAATAGATTAATTCAAATTGATTATACTGTGCGTATCCAAACATTAACAAATCTCAGTACGATAGGATAATACAATGACATACCCTATTAACAAAACCGATGGCACGTTACTAGTAAATCTGCCGGACGGTACAAGAGATACCAGCACCGGACTAACGTTGATCGGTCGCAACTTTCCCAACTACGGCGAGTTGCAAAATGAAAATTTTGTTAAATTATTAGAAAATTTTGCCGACGACATTCCGCCAACAGAAAGCAGCATAGCACTAACTCCTCTGGCCGGTACATTATGGTGGGATACCGGCGCCCAAAGATTAAAAATATACAACGGCACAGAGTTTAATTCTGTTAGTCCTCTAGTAGAATCTGCCACAGCTCCTACAGCCAATAATATTGGCGATCAGTGGTGGGACACAGTTAATAATCAATTAAAAACTTGGACCGGTGGTGCTTGGCAATTGATTGGCCCGCTATACACTCAAAGTCAAGGCAAGAGTGGTCCGGTCGTGGAAACACTATTAGACAATACCAATGTTCCACACACAGTGGTCACAGAGTATGTGGATGGACAAGTAATCAGCGTTTCCAGTGTAGATACATTTATTTTATTAAGTACAACCTACGGTTTCACTGCAATACAACAAGGTATTAATTTGCCAGGCAATAAAGTTGTGGAAGGCAATGCTTATGTAGGCGGATATAGTACTCTCGGCGCTGATGCTATCGTCAACGGGCAATTAATATTGGCCAGACTCAATGGCACAACACCAGAATCTGGTGCAGCAGTAATTCCGGGAACTAACAACATATACGACATTGGATCTGGTACTCAAGCGTTTAGAAATATCTTTACCAGCGGCAACCTAGTACTAACCAATGCCAACTTGTTTGTGTCTGGTGGTGCATTAATTGCTCAAAATAAAAATTATGGCGGCAATGTAGATGTGTATGTTAATGCCACAGCCAATGGTAATGTTAAAGCAATTAGTATTAGTGGCACTGATGGATTAGTATATGTGTCCAATGATCCTACTCAGCCATTGGGGGTTGCTACCAAGCAATATGCAGATGCTGTTGGCACAGCAGCCAATTCTGCGGCAGCATTTGCGATTGCATCAACCAACTCCAACGTAGCAATACTACAAAATCAATTTAGTAGTAATATAGTGTCGTTGGTCAATAGTTTAGCTGCCAACGTGGCACGAATTGATGCTACGAATACAAATCAGACTGATAACATAACAAATTTAGGTGCAAGAATTGATGCTGCCAACGTAGCTTCAGACGCAAACGTTACGACATTAACTTCAAGCATTAACTCTATTAATAACGCACTTTCAAGTTTTGCTCCGCTAACAGATCCAGCGTTTGGTGGTAATCCTACTGCGCCAACACCGGGTCCTGGGGATAATACAGTATCTGTTGCAACTACAGGATTTGTAACTGGTGCAGATAATCTTTTAAAAGACGATTATAATTTTAAAATTGATAGTTTAACAGCGTCTTCTGCAGCCAATTTAGCCCTAGGCCTGGCTACTAAAGCATCGATTGCTAGCCCCACATTTACAGGAGTTCCGAGAGCACCTCGTCCAACAGACGGAGATAATAGTACTCAGATTGCGACCACTAATTATGTAACACAGGCTATTGCAAATCAAAAGTTTAATTACACAGTTTCTGCTAATTCTCCTACTGGTGGCAATGATGGTGATTTCTGGTTCCAGATAGGATAATTGATGTCGGCTCGCGGAATATTTGTCAAGCGAAATGGCACCTGGCAAGCAGTTACCAACCCAGCGGTTAAACAAGGCGGATCTTGGACTGGTGTTAATGCTGGCTATGTAAAGAAAAATGGGGTATGGGAACAATTTTATCCACCTAATGTTATCGCAAAAATACTTGTTGTTGCCGGTGGTGGTGGTGGTGGCATAGGCTATGGCTACGAAGGTGGTGGCGGTGGCGGTGGCGGTGGAGTAGTATATAAAGACAATATTGTATTATCGACTATAACTGGTTCAAAATATACCGCAGTGATTGGCAGCGGTGGTGTCTCAAATTCCAATGGTAGTCCTAGCAGATTCCAGGGTCTAACTGAAGCAGTTGGTGGGGGCAGCGGCGGCTGGGGAACAAATAGCCAAACTGCTGGCAATGGTGGAAGCGGTGGTGGTGGTTGTGGTTATGTATCTACACGTCCTGGCGGAAACGGGGTTCCCGGGCAGGGCAACCCCGGTGGTGTTGGTGTTTGGCAAGGGTTTGGCGCTGGTGGCGGTGGTGGTGGTGGCGGTTTTGCCGGAGCAGGCGCAGGATCAAATGGTAATGCCGGAGGAGCAGGCGGCTCAGGATCACAATTATTAGGATTTGCTGTAGCAGGTGGTGGTGGTGGCGGGTACGGAAATCAAGGATCCAGTGGTACTGGCCCCGGCGGACCGGGCGGTGGTGGAGGAGGCGGAGCTGGCAACGGCGGTGATGCTACGGCAAATACCGGTGGTGGTGGCGGTGGCGGATTGCACGGCGGGCAAACTGCCGGAGGAAGTGGCGGATCTGGTGTGGTGGTGGTGCAGTATCCGGCTGCACGAGCATTTTTTACAGGCGGCACAATTACCATTAATAATAGCATGGTAACCCATGTTTTTACTACAACCGGCGTTTTAGAGGCAATTACAACAATCAACACCAGTTTAGCATAGGGCTACGAATAAATAAGTTAATATAAGAAAATAAAAAAATATGTCATATTCATTTACAATTAGCGATGGAGCAGTATCATTTAACATACCCGCTGGTAATTTAGATTACTCATCGGGCTTAATACTGCCCGGACCTAACACACCCGGATATGGCCTGTATCTAAATCAAAATTTAGCAAAACTTTTAAATAGTTTTGCATCAAATACCGCACCACAAACTACAAATCTGGAAGGCCAACTTTGGTTTAATAAATCCTCACAGTCTCTGAATGTGTTTACAAATCAGGGCTTCAAGCCAGTTTCGGGGGTTACCAATTCTACTACTCAACCTGGCATTGCTAAAAACGGTGACATATGGTTCGATACAACACGCAACCAAACTTTTTTATACAACGAAGGATTGTTTAATTTAGTAGGTCCCACATACACTAAAGCCCAGGGCATAAGTGGTGCAATTCCAGTCGCAGTACAAGATGGATTTAATGTTGGTGTTGTTCGCAATATACTAAAATTTCAATATGGTAATACTGTGTTTGCAACTGTCAGTGGGGACCCAAGTTTCACTCCACTAGATGCTATACCAGGCTTTGCAACTATTAATCCCGGCATCACTTTTAACTCCGGAATCGCTGCCACAATTAACAGCAATTTAGTAGGAAATGTTGTTGGCAACTTAGTCGGAGATGTGACAGGTAATATCACAGCGAGCCGACTGTCGGGCACACTAACAGGCACGGTCATTGGCAATCTGTTTGGTGATGTTTCTGGCACAACTTTACGCGGCACGTTAATTGGAGATTTTAGTTCAATCACTGGACTAGCTACAAACTTTAGTTCAGGCAATGTTTTAATCACTGGTGGCAATGTTACTGTAACAAATTCAACAAGTACTCGGACCAGCACAACAACATTATCAGCAACCACAGCAACCGCTACCAACTTTAGTTCAGGCAATGTTTTAATAACTGGCGGCACAGCTAGTCTAAACACATTAACAGCAACAGCAGGAACAATTTATAACTTAACTTCAACGGGAGTAGCTATTAGCGGCGGAAGTGCCACAGGCCTACTTAATGTTGGCGCTACTAATGGATACATCCAAAACTTTAGCGTTGGTAATATATTAATTTCTGCCAGTGGCGGCGGTGGTGCAATCGACGGTGTTAACACAATGTCTGCTACTGTTGGATATTTTAATAATTTTAGCAGTAGTAATGTAATAGTATCGGGCGGAAGTGTCAATGATACACAAATCGGTGCTAGTGTAGCGGCCAGTGGTAGATTTACTGTGCTAAATGCAACGTCGGCCACACTCAATACACTGGCCTTGACAACATTAACTGGTGAAGTTGATGCCAACATCGGCACACTATCGTCTGCATCCACAACTACAGCCTCTGCAGTCTCTACCCTACAAGCTAATTTAGGTGGGTATCAAATTGCTACAAATGCCAACGTGGGCACCCTCACAACCACGGTGAACACAATCAATGCCAATCTTGGCAGTTTCCAGAATAGAACTAGTGCCAACATTGGTGCGTTAACTAATGCCACAATTCCGGTGGGCGGAATCATACTATGGTCTGGTGCGGCCAATGCTATCCCAACATATTGGCGCCTTTGCGACGGTAACAACGGAACGCCAGATTTGCGTGGTAGATTCGTTATGGGTGCAACAGCCACGACCGGGAATGTGGGCACACGTGGTGGTACAGCAGATGCGGTGGTAGTTTCTCATACTCATACTGCAACTGTTACTGACCCCGGTCATGCCCATCCGAATGTGTTTGGAGCTTTCGGTAGTGACTTAGGCGACCAGAGAACCACGAATTTCTCTACTATGAATAATACCACCGGTTCAGCTACAACAGGCATCTCTGTAACGAACAGCACTGCTGGTGTCAGCGGCGTTGGCCAAAATTTACCCCCTTTCTACGCTTTATGCTACATCATGAGAGTATCATAACCGATAAATAACATATAATACTGAGGAATTAGCATGGCATATACCATTAATCGATACAACGGAACAACACTAATACCAGGCGGCTTGTCTGACGGTAGCGTTAATATTACATCTACAAGTCTAACCCTGATTGGTAAAGATTATGCTGGTTATGGTGCGTTTTTAAACGAAAATTTTGTATACCTATTAGAAAATTTTGCCGGAACTACCAGCCCAAGTAATCCAATAACCGGACAACTTTGGTGGGACACAACAAATAGTATCTTAAAGGTGTATTCTGGCTCCAGCTGGAAAATTTCAACTGGTGCGACAAGTGCCCCATTTAGTGCTCCCCCGGGAGATCTAAGTGCCCTGGGCGGCGATCTATGGTTTGACACAACCAATCAACAATTAAAGGTATACTCAGGGAGCTCATGGGTCACTGTTGGACCACAGGCAACATCGACACTACAAACAACAGGATCTTTTGCTGCTACTATTACGGATACATCCAATGGTGCACGTAAAGTTGTTCAGATTCAGTTCAATGGCGTTACATACGCTATAATTGCCTATGAAAACTTCACCACAACAATCCCTGGCTTTACCACGATTAAAGCTGGTATTAACTTTAGCACCACAACCAGCCCAAGTTGGGTAGTTAGTAATCAAGACGTTAACCCCACAATCAACACAGTTGTACAACGCGATGGCTCTGGTGCTATCCAAGCAACTGGAGTCACAGCCGGCACAGTTAACGCAACAACAATTACAGCATCGAGTGTTATCAATGGCACATTTAATGGTAACCTAACAGCGTCGAGTGCATCAATTAACACTTTAAGTGCTACCACAGTGACAGCATCTCAAGTCATTGGCACAACTGCATTAACCGGTGTATTAAACACACCTGCGCAAACCAATATCACAAGTGTCGGTACCTTGACTGGATTAACGGTCAATGGGGCAACTACGTTTAGTCAACCCCCAACCATTGGTGGTTTTCCAGTTGCCACAGTCGGCGGAACAACTAGCTTCAGTTCGATTGACGGAACACCAATTGGTGCAACTTCTGCAAACACTGGCCGATTCACTACACTAACAGTAACTTCAAGTCTGGTACCGGCAGCCAATTTAACAATTGACATTGGTGCGAACCCCGGCGGTTGGTGGAATACTATACATGCCAATACTGTAAGCGTGGTCACCGGACTCACACCTGCAGGTAATCTCACAGCGAATCTTGGTACTCCAACACGTTGGTTCAACAACATTTATGGTCGTAGTATACAAGCTCTGTATGCTGACTTGGCAGAACGCTTCCATGCCGACGCAGAATATGCGCCGGGCACAGTAGTGGAAATGGGTGGACCAAACGAAATTACCAAAGTGGTAGAAGAATGTAGTGAACGTGTGTTTGGTGTGATAAGTACTAGTGCAGCATACTTAATGAATTCGGGCGCTGGCCCAGATGCTACGCATCCGCCAGTGGCAATGAGTGGACGTGTTCCAGTTAGAGTTGTTGGCATGATTGCCAAAGGCGATCGCCTGGTCAGTGCTGGCAATGGCCTGGCACGTACAGGATTAAGAAAAGAATTAACAGCGTTCAATGTGATTGGACGTGCATTAGAAAACAAAATTGATGCCAATGAAGGTGTCATTGAAGCTATCGTTAAATTAAATAGCTAATCGATTAGGATAAGAAAATGCCAACAGTAAGCTCGGGCGCAGTAATTTATGGTTCAGACTACAACACGATACAAGCATTAGTGACACAGGTCCTAGGATCTGGCACGCCGTTTGGACCCGGAACAGCCAGTCCCGATTACGGATACAATCAAACTTTGCAATCCAGCTTGGTCAATGTGGGCCAAGTAATTACCGGACAACAATGGCAACTTTTGGCCGCTGACGTTAACACAATTTACACACACCAAATTGGTACTGCATGGCCCGGTTACGCCAGCCAAATTTCAAATCAATCCAGTGGAAAACTTATAACTGCTGCAGATTACAATGCTGTATTCAATGCCATGACACCATTGGTCAACACCCGTCTTACAGTGGCACCCACTCAATTGGCCACGGTCACCGCTGGCACTAGCACATACTCGCCCAGCTGGGGCGGAGGCGCAGCAGGAATAACGAATTCGGGCAGTATCACATTTGCCAGTGCCGCCGCCTTGCGTTATTTTTTCAACCAGGGTGGAAGTATCAATTTTGCAGGCTTTGGACCAAGTTCAACTGCTACCAATCAAGACTCAAACTGGTCCATTGCCTTGACGGCATTTAGATCCAGTATTAATAGTAACAATTTTACCAGTTTGAGTGGCACACCTTTCAACGTGTATCGGGCATTCAATGGATCCAGTCCTGCAGGATATACCACCAGCTTTGTCAAGTTGACTGCTACCGTAAGTGGCGGAACTATTTCTTGGTCAGTCATCTATGATGATGAACACACCAATGCATTTTTTGATACTGTCACTGGTGGGGTAGGATATGGGGTAACTGTTTCTACAGCCACCGGCGCCTTTTCTGGAACTGCTTATACTTCAGCCAGCATAACCAATTCTTGGACAATTGGTACATTTGTCTACTAAAAGCCTTGTATTTCCGTTTTATTTCGTGTATACTTAGGAAATCATTATTGAGGATTTTCCATGGATGTACGTTTAACGCAAGCACTTGACTTATCCAAATTTAGATATACATTATTTTTAGAAAAGCGCAGGCTACAAGAAAAGCTACGAGCCGACTTGACCTTTTCGGTCAACGGTGGACAATTTTATATTGATCGCAATTTTATTGTGTTCTTAAATCTCCTGGTCCCCGAAGAAGGAACCATGTCTGCTACTATCCTAGATGACAATTTAACTCCAATCTACATTGATGATCTTGCTAAATTACAAAAAACTGTACTAGACATTTACACACGCACAGTCAACCAATACCAACTTGACTTTGATGCGCTTAGAAAAAAACGAAAACCTGCGGCAATAGTAGATCTATGACACAAGGTTGTTTGATATTTGCACACGACGGAACCATTGACTATGGTAGCCAGGCAGTCTTGGCGGCACGATTGGTTATAAAACATCTTGGTATGCCTGTTAGTTTGGTAACAGATAAAGACACAATTAAAAATATCAACAAGAACTTTAAAAAAACACCATTTGATCAAATAATAGAAATACCAGCACCCGAATCTAAAAATACGAGACTGCTAACTGATCACGCCGCGATAGTATCCAATTTAGCTGCCAGACTGGCCATAGAGCAATATGGTTTGCCCGCAGATCAATTGCCAATGAAACCAGTTAAAGAAGTTGTGTCCTTTATCAATGACAGTAGAGTACTTGCATATGATCTTACCCCATATGATCGCACTTTGGTAATCGATTCAGACTATTTGATTTTTAGCGATCATTTAAATCGTTATTGGGATTGGGCACAAGATTTCTTAATCTGTCCCGGCATGCTGTACATACAAGAAAACAATATCGGTCCTAAGGATTTTCAAATTAATCCATACACAATTAATCAGCTCTGGGCTACTACTTTTATGTTTTCTAAAACAGCAGATACTAAAATATTTTTTAACTTGCTAAAATACATACAAGAAGAATATGAATACTTTGCGGCCTTGTATAATTTTGATCCAGGTCAATATCGCAATGACTTTGCCTTTAGCGTAGCATGTCATATCATTGGTGGTCACGGAGTAGACAAGTGGCACGGCGAACTTCCTATACCACTGATGTTGACGGATGCAGATCGTATAGTAGATATCAAATCCACTGGCGAAATTGTTTTTCTATTAGGCGATACAGCACAGCACGGAGATTATCTACTGTCCAAGAGCTACCAACAAGATATACATCTTATGAATAAACGGGATATACTTGCTAATCTTGATAAACTAATGGAACTTGCTGAATGAGTCGCGGCTACTTATTGTTTGCACTAAATGCCAACGAGGATGGAAAAAGACAATATTCCAAGTTGGCCTATGCTTGTGCATTGAGTATTCGAGCAACACAACTCGCAGGTTATGACAATGTATCTGTAGTTACAAATGATCCACAGGCATTTGCTGATTACAAAAACGTGTTCGACAATATTATAGAATACTCTGGTCCAAGGGGAATGGATGCAAGATCTAGGGCACTAGATTATGCTCCGTATGATGAAACAGTATTACTCGACGCAGACATGTTGTTCTTAAAACCCATGGATCATTATTGGGACATGTTAAAAGATAGAGACTTGTTCATAACAACTAGTCCACAAACATACAAAGGCAATACCTTTAAATACGGATTTTATCGTCTGGTAATGGAAAAACATTCTTGGCCTGATGTATACAATGCTTGGACCTACTTTAAACCAAGATCTACAACAGCTATAGAGTTTTTTGATCTAGTTAAGTTTATAACCGACAATCCAAGACAATATATCAATATGTTTTTGTCTGATACTTTATATACAACTGTTCCCACAGACGAAGCATTTGCTATGGCTTTGTGTATTTTAGATCTTACAGAGTATGTTTGCCCAAGCGGATGGGACTTCCCAAGAATAACACACATGAAGCCAGCAGTACAACAATGGAAAGAAAGCGTAGCAGATTGGCCAGACAAAATTAGATTTTCTTTAGCTGACAATTTAGAAATTAAACTCGGGGTGTGGTCACAAGCAGAACTATTACACTATGTTAAAAAAGAACTAATGACGCCAGCAATAATTGCACAGTTAGAAAAACAATATGACGCAAGACTTTTATCTTCTATATAATCTAGAATCTAGAGTTCCGCACACTATAAGTGGAACTCCAATAACTTTGGTACCTGAAGGTATGGCGACCTGCCGGGTAAAGTTTAACCTTGGTGAAGATTTTGTATTAGCTAAAAAATCTTTATTTCATTATGCAGTTATAGTTAGTAAAGGTTATGCAGAATTTCATAGCAGATGGAAAACATCAGAATACAAACGATATGCTATACCCGAAGGTATACTAGAAGATCTCGACTATAAAATGTCGTTTGTCTCGGATCTTGGTATTAAATATTCTATAATAGACCAACAACTGACTTTAAATTTTGATCTGGCTAATTTAACTTCAGATCAGCGCAACGCTTTTAGAACATCTATCAATGCCAAAAATGGAAAGTACACAGTATATGTAACACGCTACCGAGACCCTGCAGCATTGTTAGAAAAATTTGATATAGATTTATACAAGTTAAGTAAAGTAAAACAGTATTCAACAGCGTTGTCTGTTGACGAACCTGTAAGCATATGGACAACAAAAACACAATGAATATTTTTAAACGAATCAAACAGTATTTCGCATATCGCAAGAGATTAAAAGAGCTACGTAAAAGAGATCCATTTACATATAAATGAATATACTTGGAATATCTGCCGGATTTCATGACGCCGCTGCTACAGTAATCGACCAACGAGGGGAAATACTTTTTGCTGGTCACAGTGAGCGTTATAGCCGTATTAAAAATGATCCTGACATTCACGTAGATATGCTTCGAGAGTGTGCCGAGCATCGCATCGACCAAATTGCATATTATGAAACTCCGTGGCGGAAACAATTACGACAACTTTACAGTGGACAAGGTATTGAATGGAACAAATTAACTACCCAACAGATTTTAAAAAAGCAACTGCAAGGATTTTTTAGTAAAGTCCATGTGAGTACTTATAGTCATCACCTGAGTCATGCAGCTGCTGGATTCCAAACTAGTACATTTAAACGTGCCACAGTTGTTGTAATTGATGCCATTGGAGAATGGGACACCATAAGCATATGGGGTGCTCACTATGTCAACGGACGTGCCGAATATCACAGATTATGGTCGCAAAAATATCCACATTCAATCGGGTTATTCTACACAGCAATGACACAACAAGTGGGCTTAAAGCCCATGGAGGATGAATACATCCTGATGGGCATGTCTGCGTATGGAAGTAAGCAGGCCAGCACTTTAATGAAAATGCAACTGATAGACGATGAGTGGGACATGACTTTCAAGGAAAATTTACATATAGGTACAACTTGGGATTGGGGATACCACTTTGATGGAACAGATATTGCTGCCTCAACTCAGAGTTTATGTGAAAATTTGATATATAATGTAATGCGCCGCGCAAAAGACTTTGAGTGGAGCAGAAATTTGATTTATCAGGGCGGTGTTGCCCTTAATTGTTTAGCTAATAGAAATCTTGGTGATTATTTTGAAAAAATTTGGATCATGCCTAATCCTGGTGACGCTGGTAGTAGCCTCGGTGCTGCCGCTCTCGCTTACGGCGGACCAATTAACTTCAAACACGCATACCTTGGTTATGACATTGGCGGTCCGTACCCTACAAATGCCATCCTTGATAGTTTACTCAGCGATAGAATCGCTGGAGTTGCTAGCGGTAGAGCAGAATTTGGACCAAGGGCCCTCGGCAATAGAAGTTTACTCGCCGATCCACGAGGATCGGATATAAAAGATCTTGTTAACAAGATCAAACAGCGTCAACAATTTCGTCCTTTTGCTCCTGTTATATTAGAAGAGCATGCCAGTGATTATTTTGTCATGCCCAAGGGATTTGACACAAGTCCTTACATGCAAACAGTTGGAATCTGCAAGTATCCAAAACAATTCCCTGCAATAATACATCACGATGGTACAAGCCGAGTGCAAACTGTACCTAAAAACAATTCAGGCATACGAGACCTATTGGAAAAATGGTATGTATTAACTGACTGCCCAATGTTGTTGAATACCAGCTTGAATGTCAAAGGTGAGCCAATGGTTAATAATATAGAGGATGCAAAACGTTTTGAAATGCTGTATAATATCAAGGTACACTCATGAAAAAAGATCAATTAACTATTTCTGAATTAGACTGTATTTTCATCAGTTATGACGAATCTAATGCTGAAGCCAATTGGGCAGACTTACTTACCAAGTGCATGTGGGCCGAACGTGTACACGGAGTCAAAGGATCAGACGAATGTCATAAAGCAGCCAGTTACAAAAGCAATACAGATTGGTTTGTTACAGTAGACGCAGATAACATTGTTGATCCTGAGTTCTTTGATCAAGTGATCGATGTACCAGAGGGTGCATTAGCATTTAGCTGGCCTGGTGTAAACATCATCAATGGATTACAATATGGCAATGGTAGTCTTAAAGTCTGGCGTAAAGACTTTGTTATGAATATGAAAACCCACGAAGCCGCAGACAAAGATGATGGGCAAGTCGACTTCTGTTGGGAAGATGGTTATCGTCCCATGGTAGAAAGTTACTCAACTACATATCCTAATGCCAGTCCTTATCAAGCATGGCGAGCTGGGTTCCGCGAAGGCGTCAAGATGAGTTTGGTAGATGGTGTATTGCCAGAAGATCCGGCGCCGGCAAAACTACTATGGCACAACCTACACAGACTTAAAGTATGGGCAAGCATCGGAAGTCATGTTCCAAATGGATTGTGGGCCATGCTAGGTGCCCGCCACGGCTGCTATAAAACAAATTGCACCAATTGGAATTACGTTGACGTCCGCGACTTTGACTGCTTAAAAGAAATATGGGAAGAAGTTAAACATTGTGATTTAACAGAAGAACTCAATCGTTATGAGGCCTTGCTTGAACGAGAGTACGGCCTAAAGGTGACAACGCTAAATGCTAGTGCCAGCCAGTTTGTAGTTGAAACATTTAAAGAACAATACAAACAAGCAGTAGAACAGATCACTTGGACGATGAAACGCAATGCTATTTGATATATTTTTTATATCATATCAAGAGCCCAATGCTGACGCCAATTGGGAATCTCTTAGAGATCGTTTTCCGTACGCTAGACGCTTACACGGTGTCACTGGTTTGCATAAAGCACATCGTATGGCAGCCAAATTGGTTGCTACAGATTATTTTTGGGTGGTAGACGGTGACAGCACTATCGTAGAAGATTTTAATTTTGTCTCTCCTGTGATTATGGACCAATATAGTAAGGACAAGATTGAAAATGTTGTTTATGTGTATAGAGCACGTAATCCTGTAAATGATTTGGCCTACGGATATGGTGGAGTTAAACTATTACCAAAGCTAGCGACCATGAACATGGCCTACGGAAATATTGATATGACTACCAGTATCAGCGAACACTTTTATCCAGTGGATCAGATAGCAAGTGTGACTAATTTTAACACAGATCCTTTTAACTCTTGGAAAAGTGCCTTTAGAGAATGCGTTAAATTAAGCAGCAAAGTGATAGATAAACAAAATGATACAGATACAGAAACTAGATTAGAAGTCTGGTGTACACAAGGCACTGATCCAGATGTACTGCGTGGGGCACAAGCAGGTAGAGATTATGGCACCGCCAATCGTGGCAACATCGATGCACTCAAATTGATCAATGATTTTGCCTGGCTTAAGGAACGATTCGATGAGCAATGAACAGCGTATACAGATACTCAAAGACAAACGAGACCTGATCAATAAGGTTAGTCCTAGTTTCTGCACGGCCAAATGGCTACAAACAACGCTGATGTTACAAAATGGATATAACCATAGTTGCCATCATCCTAGTCCACACAAAATCCCTTTAGAAGAACTTGCGGCAGACCCCGAAGCACTTTTTAACAGTCAACATAAAAAACAACAGCGTCAACTGATGCTTGTAGGAGAAAGACCCCAGGAGTGTGACTACTGTTGGAATATAGAAGACCTTGACACAGAATATTTCAGCGACAGGCACTACAAAACCGCCGACGATTGGGCCTGGGATAGATTTGATGA